ATAGTTCCACAAGTAGCTTATCAGATATTTAAAAGTATTTGTCAATATCAAGAACTTTAGTATATTTTTGCTTTATGACCGCAAACGAATTAACCAAAGAAGCAATCAAGACCCTAAATAAAAACGGGTGCTTTGTATGGCGCAATAACAATCTTGCGGTTAGGGGTCGCACCTTTATAGGTTTAAAGGGTGTTCCAGATGTAGTAGGCTTTCACACACAAACAGGAGTAGCGGTATACTGCGAAACAAAAGCGATAGGCGATAAACTTAGCAGCTACCAAATAGCATTCTTAAACTTAGCAAAGACGGCAAATTGTTTTTGTTACATAGCAACCGAAGAGAACGGCAAACTAACCTTAAAGGTGTATGAACAAGAATAGCATCATATTAGAACTTTGGGAAAGCCGAGAACTTAAGGAAGCAATAGACAAGATGCAGCCTGAAGATTTACGAGAAGATTTAAGAAGCGAACTATTTAAGGTGCTATGCGAAATGGAAGAGGATAGGTTAATAGATATGCGCACACGCAACGTATTAAAGTTCTACTTGGTTAGGACTATGATTAATATGATGCAAAGTAACACGAGCCAATTTTATAGGACATACCGAAAACCTTTAGAAGTAGAATTGATTGTACACGATAGAGACGAAGATTTACTAAATAAAGTAGAAGATGAGTTATCTAAGATGCACTGGTACAAAGCGGAACTTTTAAGAGTGTACGCTATTAAGCATAACTGCAACGCTAAAGAACTAAGCAGGGTTACAGGTATTCCGTATATGTCAATCCATAGGGAGTTAAAACTAACTAAACGAGAACTTAAAAAACAACTACGCAAATGATAATTATAGCAGCGATATGCTTTGCAATATTCTTTGTAGAGATACACCAATTCCATAGGAAGTGGAAATTAGATTTTAAGCCTTTTAGTTGCACAAGTTGTTTAGCAGCTTGGAGCGGTTTGGCTTTATATTTACTCCCTGCAATATGTACCGACATAATTGCGTTTGTATTTATACCAGGAGTTGCAGCACCTTTACTTTCAAAAATAATGTGGAACTTATGGAAATAGATCACAGAAATTATTTAGACCTACATAGACCTAATTACGAAATGGTGCAGAATGGCTATGTAAGGAATATAGATTTGGACATCTTAAAAATGTACGAGCATATTTATCGCAAGTATATGAACCCAGATTTCATATTGACAGTATGGTGCAGCCATTGTATATTTGATATGATTAAAAGGCTTTACGAATGGTACGATATACAACCACAACCAAAGAAAAAAAATGCAAAGGATAATTAATTTTAGCGGTGGCAAAACTTCTGCTTATATGACTATCCAAGAATATAAGCCAGGAGACATAGTATTGTTCTGCGATACTATGAGGGAACACCCTAAAACCTATAAATTTATTAATGACTTTGAAGCGTTTGAAAATATACCAGTAACAAGAATAAGTTACGAAGGTGGCTTTACCGGAATGTTAAAAAAGCATAAAGCCTTACCTAATCAGTTTAAAAGGTTCTGCACAATAGAACTAAAGATTAAAACGGCTAAAAGATATTTGAGAAGCATAGGGGTAAGAGAATTTGAAAACCTGGTAGGCTTTAGATATGACGAACCAATGCGAGTTAGCAGACGCACTCAAAGATTTAAGAAGGTACACGATAAGTTCCCTTTGTTTGAAAGCAAGATTACTAAACAAATGGTAAATGAGTATTGGAGTAAAAAGCCTTATACTTTGGAAATACCTTCTATATTAGGTAACTGCACTTTGTGTTTTATGAAAGGTAAAAACGCTATCTTAGCAATATTAAGGGAGTTCCCAGAACTTGCAGACGAATGGATCAATGACGAAAAAAATAGCAAATACACTTACTTTAATGGCGTAACAATAGAAACGCTTAAAAGTATATCACAAAATAATTTGTTCAAGGAATTTGATTTAGATAACATAAACCCTGCGTATGACTGCGCTTGTACTACTTAACTATGGCAAACTTTATACACCCTACCGCAATCATTGGCGATAACGTAATTATCGGAGACGGCAACTACATTGGTGCTTATTGTATAATAGGCGACAAAGCCGAACATAAAAAGTTCTGGCAAAAGGAAAAAGGCAAAGTTTACATTGGAGATAACAATGTTATTACAGGACTTGTAACAATAGATGCAGGAACGGAGATTGACACCTTTATTGGAAATAATTGTTTCATAATGAAACACGCACACATTGGACACGATTGCACAATCTTAGATAATGTTACTATAAGCTGCGGAGCAAAAATAGGTGGGCATTCAATTATTGACAAAGGTGCTAACATAGGACTAAACGCAGTTTTACATCAATTTGCAAACGTAGGAGAAAATTGTATGATAGGCGCAAGTGCTTTCGTAAAAGGAGATGCAAAACCAAATACTAAATACGCAGGAGTTCCTGCAAGGGAAATCGGCTCAAACATAAGATAATGAATGCAATAATCTACTTAAACTATAAAGATAGGAACATCAATACATTGTTTGAGAATATAAAAAATGCAGGTAAGCATATTGATATAGTAACTATCATTAATGAAGAGGGTATAGCATTTGCAACTAATAAAGGCTTAAGGAATTTAAACTTTGATAATATAGATTATGTAACTATTATGGGTAACGATATATTAGAACCTAATAATTGGTTGCAAATAAGAAATGATTTTTTACAAGACAAAACTATTGGTATTTGTTCTATTCCTTTACATAGTACAGGTAATGACACGGCTGATTTAATTGGCAACTTTACTATAACAAAAGAAACTATAAAAAGAGTTGGTGCATTCAATCAAGAACTTGACCCATACGGAGCAATAGATTTAGATTATTGTACGAGATGCAGGGCAGCAGGTTTGCATACGAAATTTATTAAAGAATATACCGCTAATCATATTGAGCAAAATAGCATTGATGCTTATGGTTACAATAAAAATGAATTAGTACAAAAGACCTGGAGTTTGCATAGCAACAATGTATCTGCTTATACAAATGGGAATAAAACATATTATATAAACTTATGAAAATACTTTGTATAACTTCAGCCAATTCGGGTGTAGGACTGCACCGAATTATGATGCCTATTGTTTATATGGAAAAAGAGTATGCACTTATTACCGATGTATTGAATGACGAACTACTTGAGCAGGGTTGGGATATTGTGCTAATGAATAGAATGCTTAACGAGATAGATGCAAAGCAAATGGACACTTGGCGCACTAAGTACGGCTTTAAATTAGTAGTCGATAATGACGATTACTGGGAACTTAGCGAAAGCCATTTGTTATATTACCGATACAAATACAATAACATAGGTAAACAAATTACCGATTACTTACAAGTTGCAGACCTTTGCACCTGCACTCACGAAAGGTTAGCAGGAGAGATAAGCCCATTTAATAAGAACGTACACATCTTACCAAACGCATTACCTTACGGGCAAGAGCAGTTCCAGGATAACAAGACCGAAGATTACAAGGTTAGATTATTTTGGAGCGGTAGCGGAACGCACGAGCGAGATTTAGAGATACTTAGGCAGCCGTTTAAAAGGTTACAAGGTATGAACATAAGAACTGTAATAGCAGGTTACAATGACGGGGAGAAGCCTATATGGGATAAAATGATAGATAGCTTCACTTGTGGTTTAAAGCTAAACCCTACGATCTATAACTATGCAAAAGTTACGGAATATATGGGTGCTTATACGGACTCGGACATTTCAGTTATTCCACTCGTAGATAACAAGTTCAACGCTATGAAGTCAAACTTAAAGGTATTAGAAACGGCTGCTAAAAAGAACCCTGCTATTGTTAGCTATGTCAATCCGTACTTAGATATGCCCGTACATTACGTTAAAAGCCAGAAGGATTGGTATAAACATATAAGAGATTTAGTAAGCGATGCGGATATGCGAAAGGAAAGCGGACAAAAGCTATTTGAGTTCTGCCAAAAGAAGTATAACTTTGACGAGATAAATTTAGACCGAAAGTATATTTATAGTAAACTATGCCAGTAATAAAATGCTCTAACGGGAAATATAGAATAGGCTCAGGCGGTTGCGTTTACGATACCGAAGAGAAAGCTAACAAAGTTTGGAAGGCTATCCTTGCAGGTGGCAAGTTCGCAGATAGCTATACCGACTATCCTGAAAGTGCAACTAATAATGCAAAAAGAGCTTTAGAATGGGCTGAGAAAAATGGTTGGGGTTCTTGCGGAGAAGCAACAGGAAAAGCAAGAGCAAATCAATTAGCAAATCGTGAGCCGATTAGTAGAGATACGATTGCCCGAATGGCTTCATTTAAAAGACACCAACAACATAAAGACGTTCCTTATAGTGAAGGTTGTGGCGGTTTGATGTGGGATGCTTGGGGCGGTACAAGTGGAGTTGAATGGGCAATTAATAAACTAAAAGAAATAGACGGAAAATAATTTGCATACTTAAATTTTTTAATTATTAATCAACGGAAAATTTAATGGGGAAAGTATGCAGAAACACACACAAATATATTTGCAGGGAATGGGGTATAAAAAAACGGACTTCATTCCTTGCGAAGTGTGTGGCTCACAAGCGGTAGACGTGCATCATATTGAGGCAAGGGGTATGGGTGGCAGCAAAGACAAAGACACGATTGAGAACCTAATGGGATTGTGTAGGAAGTGCCACATAGAATACGGAGACAAAAAACAA